CCGCCACGCGATCCTCACCGACATCCGCACCGGCGGAAAGTCCCGCGGCGCCATCGCCCGCGAACACGGCGTCTCCACCACCACCGTCTCCAAGATCGCCAGAGACGCAGGCATCGAGCAGCCGTTCTCCCGGGAACAGACGAAAAACGCGACCGCCGCCGCCGTAGCCGACAACCGCTCCATGCGCGCCGCGCTCTCCCGCCGCCTCCTGGAGAAAGCCGGAGCCGCGCTCGACCAGATGGACCAGCCGCACCTGGTGTTCTCGTTCGGCGGCAAGGACAACACCTACAACGAGAAGGTCTTGGACCACCCCCCGACAGGGGACATGCGGAACCTGATGGTCATCGCCGCGACGGCGATCGATAAGCACATCGTGATCGACCGGCACGACTCCGGCGCCGGCCTCGACGAAACCGTGGGCCTGCTCGACCGGATCATGACCGGCCTCAAGGAGAAGCACGGGGATGGCGGAGACGCTCACCCTCGCGCCGCCGACTGAACGAGTCGAAGCGCTCTCCGACCTCCAGGAGCGCTCGATCGCCCACGCCGAGGCCCGCATCAACCTGTGGACCGGGTCGATCCGGTCGGGGAAGACGATCTCCTCGCTCCTGCGGTGGCTCATGTACGTCGCGACCGCCCCCCGCGGCGGCGCGCTCCTAGTCACCGGGAAGACGTTCGACACCGTCTCCCGCAACGTGTTCGGGCCCCTCCAGGACCCGCTCATCACCGGGCGGCACGCCGAGCACGTCAAGTACACGCGCGGTGCCGGCACCGCGACGATCCTGGGCCGCAAGGTCGAAGTGATCACCGCGAACGACGCGAAAGCCGAGGGTAGGCTCCGCGGCCTCACCTGCGCGGGCGCGTACGCCGACGAGGTCTCCCTGCTCCCCGAGGGGTACTGGGACCAGCTGCTGGGGCGCATGTCCGTCCCCGGCGCGAAAGTGTTCGGGACTTCCAACCCCGACAACCCCGCGCACTGGTTGCGACAGCGGTTCATCCTCCGGCAAGACCAGTTGAACCTGCGGCACTGGCATTTCACACTCGACGACAACCCGTCGCTCCCGGCCGAATACGTCGCCGACATCAAGAAGGAGTTCACCGGGCTCTGGTACCGGCGCTTCATCTTGGGCGAGTGGGTCGCCGCCGAGGGCGCGGTCTACGACATGTGGGACGAGGCCCGGCACATCGTCGACGACCTCCCGCAGATGATCCGCGTCGTTGCCCTCGGCGTGGACTACGGCACCACCAACCCCAGCGACGCGGTCCTCATCGGCCTTGGCGCGGACCGGTGCCTGTACGCCGTCGCCGAATGGCGGTGGGACTCCAAAGAGCAGCGCCGCTCCCTCGCCGATGTGGAGCTGTCCGAGCGCCTCAGAGGCTGGCTGGACACGCTCATGGTCCCGGGCGTCCCCGCTAGACCCGAGTACTTCGTGCTCGACCCGGCCGCCGCCAGCTTCAAGGAGCAGCTGTACAACGACGGCGTCTCCGTCACCCAAGGCGACAACGCCGTGGTCGACGGCATCCGCACCGTCTCGTCACTGCTGTCCATGGGGCGGTTGAAGATCCACTCCTCATGCAAGCACCTGATCACCGAGTTCCCCGGCTACTCGTGGGACGACGACAAGGCCCTCAGAGGTGAGGACGCGCCCGTGAAGGTCGCCGACCACGCCCTGGACGCCCTCCGGTACGGGATCTACACCACCCGCGCGCTCTGGCGCCCCTACGTCCTCTAGGAGGTCCCCATGCCCGGACAGAAGCGCGCGACCATCAGTCTCGGCCTCAACAAAGGCCGCATCGAGATCGACGGCCAGCGCCTCCCCGGGGTCAGAGGGCTCCAGCTCGCGGCCAGCGTTGACGACGGCATCCCGCGCCTGACCGTCGACCTCAGCATGCATGAGGTCGAGGTCGACGGCGACATGGTCGTGCAGGTGCCCGAGCGGACCGCTGCCGCGCTGATCGCGCTTGGCTGGACGCCGCCCGAGGGCGTGGCCTGATGCCGCTGCCCACCGATCCCGGGACCGTATGGCCCCCCGAGGAGTACGACCTCGTCAACGCCCAGATCGGCATCTGGTCGGCGTGGTTCTCCGGGGACATCGACCAGCTCACCTCCGTCTACTCCGACGTGTCGAACGAGGTCCCGTCGGAGGCGGAGAAGTGGCGGCCCATCCGCAAGGTGTTCTCCTACCTGCGCCGATGGTTCTGGCGGCGCGCCTCCTCCACGCGCAGGCCCCGCCAGCGCGTGCACGTCCCCCTCGCCGGCGACATCGCGCAAGCGAGCGCGGGGCTGCTGTTCGGTGAGCCTCCCACCGTGGAGTGCGAGCACGAGGCGACCGCGGCGAAGTTGGACGAGATCCTCCCGGACGTGTGGCGTGTTCTCTCCGAGGGCGCGGAGATCGGCGCCGCGCTCGGCGGGGTGTACCCGCGGGTGGTGTGGGACGAGGACGGGCCCCGGCTCACCGTCGTCCACCCCGACTGCGCGGTCCCGGAGTTCCGTCAGGGCCGCCTGCGCGCGGTGATCCTGTGGCGGGTCATCCGCCACGACGGCACCAAAGTCGTCCGGCACCTGGAGCGTCACGCTGACGGGGTCATCGAGCATGCCGTCTACGTCGGCACCGTCACCCAGATTGGGCAAGCCGTCCCGCTCACCGACTTCCCGGAGACGCAGGACATCGCGGTCGAGCAGAACGGGACCGAGATCCCCACCGGGATCGACCGGCTCACCGCCGGGTATGTGCCGAACCTGCTGCCCAACCGGATCTGGCGGCACGTCCCCGCAGCCGTGAACCTGGGCGTCTCCGACTATTCGGGCCTGGAGACGATGCTCGACATGCTCGACATGACGTACTCGTCGTGGGCGAGGAGCGTCGAGCAGTCGCAGGGCCGTCTGATCGTCCCCCGCCAGTACCTGAACGACGAGGGCCCTGGCGAGGGCGCGAGCTTCGACATGGACACGGACGTGTTCGTGAAGGTCAACTCGCTCGACGGCCAAGTCGCCATGGAGCAGGTCCAGTTCGAGATCCCCGTGGAGCAGCTCGACCGGACCGTGGACCGCATCAAGGGCGACATCGTGGGCTCCGCGGGGTACTCACCCAGGACGTTCGGTCTCGACCAGGGCCCCACGCAAGCGACCGCGACCGAAGTGAACGCCCTCGACTCGAAGGACGAGATCACCAGGGCCCGGAAGATCGGGTACTGGCGTCCGGTCCTCGACGACATGCTCCACGCCCTCCTCGGCATCGGCAACGCCCGGTTCGGGTGGGACGTGGACCCCGAGGCGCCGCTCACGATCGAGTGGGGCGGCGGCGCGGACGTCGACCCTGAGACCCTGTCGCGGACCCTCGCGAACCTTGAGGGCGCGCGCGCGATCTCGATCGAGCAGAAGGTCAAGACCCTTCACCCCGACTGGGATCAGCAGGCTGTGGACGACGAGGTCGCGCTGATCCGCGAGGAGCAGTCGATCGGGCAGGCCGAAGACCCCGGCGAGTTCCGCGGCGGGTTCGGCGAACAGCCTGCTCAGCCCAATGATGAGGCCAGCCTCGACGATGACGCAGTTGTGGGCGAGACTGCCACGACTGAGGAGCGCGAGGGCGAGTAGCCATGTGGGAGTCGGTCCAGGTCGGCGACCTGGAAGTTCACGTCCGCCCGCTCCGCGACCTTGTCGCGCACGAGCCCGAGGACTGCGTCTGCGGGCCGACGACCGAACCCGTGGAGTGCGAAGGCGGACTGTACGCCTGGCTGATCGTCCACCACGCGCTCGACGACCGGGAGTAGTCCGTGCCCGTCGACCGCACTCTTGCCGAGGGTCTCGCGCAGCGCCTCGCCGACCTCTACCGGGACGCTGAGACCCGCCTCGCCGCGAGCCTCGCGCGCACGATCCGCACCGACATCACCAACGACCGCCTTACCGCGATCACCGAACTCCGCAGGCAGGCCGAGGCCGTCCTCCAGGCCCTCCAAGGGCCCTCGCAGCGGCTCGCGGAGCGCGCGCTCATGGAAGCGTACGCGCGCGGCTCCTCCGCCGCAGTGGACGAGATGGCGCGGCTCTCGGGTGACCGGTGGGTCGACTTCCTGTCCCGCCGGTCCCGCATCGTCCGCGCGATCGCGTGGCTTACCGGGTACGCGAAACGCCGCGACGCCCGCCTTACCGAGGCCGTCGCCCGGCTCCGCACGGACCTGCCCGGCATCGACGCGCTTACCGGGCTCGCCCTCGACCTCACCCAGCGCCGCACCGACGCCGACCTCCAGGTGGTGCGCTGGCAGCAAGACGCCTACCGGGACGTCATGGCCCAGCCCGTCGCCGATGTGCTCCTCGGCCTCAAAACCAGGCTCCGGGCCGCGCAGGTCGCCTGGGAGCATCTCCTCAGCCGCGGCGTCACCGGGTTCACCGACAAGCGCGGCCGCCGCTGGCAGCTCGCGTCCTACACGGAGATGGCGACCCGCACCGCTGTCGTGCACGCCAGCGTCCAAGCGCACCTCGACCGGCTCCGAGACACGGGCGCGACGCTCGTGATCGTCTCCGACGCCCGCGAGGAATGCATCCGCTGCCGCCCCTGGGAAGGCGAGATCCTCGCGATCACCGGCCCCGCCGGGGTCCGCATGGAGGAGCACGCCATCGAAGACGGGCTCATGCTCCGCATCGACGTGAAAGGCACCGTCGCCGATGCGGTCGCCGCGGGGCTGCTCCATCCGAACTGCCGCCACCGGCTCGCGATGTACCTGCCGGGGGTCACGAAGGTCCCCACGCACACCCAGGACCCGCAGGGCGACAAGGACCGGCAGACGCTCCGCAGGTTGGAGCGCGAGCTGCGGGCGCTGAAGCTGAAGCGGGACGCGCTCATCGACCCCGACGAGGCCGCCGATCTGGGACGGAAGATCCGCGCGAAACAGGCCCGCATCCGAGACCACGTTGCCGCGACCAGTACGCAGCGGCAACGTGGTCTCGGATGCGGGCCTGTTTCGCGCG